CTTGTAGATGAGCGAGAGGTCGGTGAAGCCTTTCGTCAATTCGGATAACTGACCGCGTGCCGACTTGCTCGATGTCTCCATCTTGCCGAAGGTCTTCACAACCTCCATCGCATCATCATCGAGCACTTCAAATGTACGGTCGCCCTTCTTGGCCTGGTCGAAGAACTTGTTGAGTGCTTCCCCTGCACGCTTGATGTTCGCATCAAACTCGTGCGAGTCTATACTGAGCCTTACTACACTATTTGCCATATCTTATTTCTTCATTTTATCCAACGTTGATGCAAGCTCTGTCTCGATGAGAACAGCCAGCCTTTCTGCCGCCATTTCCATTGCACGCTCACCATAGCGGGCGAAGAATCCACGTGCAGCTATTGCGCCACGGTTGCCGGTGCGGTTGCCGCCTGCATCCCAGCGGTCTTTTGTCTGAAGGTAGCGGTTGTGGTTGCTGCTCATGGCATTGCGGAAGCCGACAAACCTCTGCTTTGTACCGGAATCGACAAAGCGCATGATGAACTCGCGGTCAAGTCCTGAGTAGTCCAATATCTGTTGCGTCCTGACTGACCTTGCCATGCGGTTTCCGCCACGTTTATTGCCTCTTGATGTTTTGGGCGTGCGATATGAATTCTTGCCGTGTGTTTTCTTCGAGTTTAGAATGTTGATGTTGCCGCCAAGAATCTTGCGATAGACGGTTGTACGGACGGCTTGCCTCGTGTTGCGTGGGTCACCGTTGTCGAATTGGATGCTGTTCACCACCTTGCGGCGAGCCTCCAATACGACCTCGCGCACAAGTTTCTGCAAGGCTTTCTGAGTCTTTGGATTCGTGGAAAGCGCGGCTTCGAGTGCCTTCTGTTCCTGGAGAATTACGAGATTATCAGCTTCAAACGAAAACATAGTTCCTCTTTTCTAATCGTGCGAAAGTCGGCTGTGGGTTTACTAATAGAAACAAAAAAAGGCGGGGCCCTGCCCCGCCTTTCGATTATAGATTGTAGTCTTCGTACATAACAACGGATTTAACAGACTGGCGCAATCCGTTCAATCCGTTAAATCCGTTGTACTCCACTCACACGCTCTCGCAGAATTCGTTGTACTGCTTGAACTCTGCGTAGTCCTCGCTGTCGTACTCTCCATGCGCCTTCAGCACCTTGGCCAATGTCTTGCGCAGTATCTTCGTCTCATCGCCGAAGGGGTGCGCATTCTCAATGACATCGTTCTTTACCTTGTGCGGGTCGCGGGCATCTGTGACCTCGTACACGTCGTAAATGTACTCCGTCTTCTCGTTGCCCTGCTCGTCGGTTACTACTTCGGTGCGCTCGTTGCAATAGACGAGTCCGCTGTTGTCACCTGTGAGCCGCTCCAAGCCTTGCTTGTGAGGCTCTGAAAATCTTTCTTGTCTCATGCTGATTTGGGTATGTTAAATTGTTTACGAATCATTTCCTCTTCCTCAACATCGGTATATACGGTGCCGAGCCGCCTTATCATTCTGTCATAGAACTCAACCTCACCAGCTCGCGGCTACTCCGATTCGCTTGCCCCATTTGGCGGCTGGCCTGGATTTCTGCTTCATCGATGCGGGGCCGCATCTCTACACTATGCTGGCAAATTGCCGTCTGGGGTTTACCCGACAAAAAAACGAGGCCACCCCACCATCGGGATGACCTCTGTTTCAGATTTTCCACCCGCCGACCGCCTTACGGCGGTATTTGCACCCCTCCTTTCAGTCGGGGCCGCGCTGTCGCGCGGGTTTTCGTTTTCGGCCCTCGCTACGCTCTGGCGGTTTACGTTTTCTTCTTCGGACGGGTCACTCGCTTTGCTCGTGACGGGCGTTTTCGTTAGCGTATGAGGCAACAGGTGCCGAAGCCGATGAGCGTGGCCGCGTACGAGGGCGAGGCGCCAGCGCTCACCGTCAACGGGGACAGGTTCGAGCTGTAAGCGCTGTAGCCGTGGCGGAAACCACGAACCGACTTCTTCCCTGCTGCTGCATTACTACCCGTGAAATAGTTATACTTGCCCACGTAGGTATGCAATCCGCCACCTGCATTATTGGCATTGGTGTCTGGCAGCATCAGCGCACCGTTGAGATAGTTCTTAGCGTAACCATCACCTTTCTGTACGGTCAGCACATGGTCGTAGATGGTCTCAAAGTCTCGTGGCGTTGCTGGGTCGTAGTTGTCAGCGGCAATGCTCTTCACCAGTTCTGCCTGGTCACGCTCGATGAAGCACTCATACTGTCCGTTCTCGTCTTCTGTGAACAACAGCCCCGAAGTCCACCACGATGGCGAAACCTGAGTAGTCATGCCGTGAATGAGTGCCGTGCTGACGAGTATCTCTACACGGTTGCCGGCAATGCTCGTTGCGTTGTCCGTCGGATCGATGGCATTGGCACCAGCCTGTGTCGCCATGAGCTTCCACACCACGCAGGTCATCTCGCCGTGACTTGGGCCGTTGAAGCCTTGCACGCTGCGGTACTTATACTTGTTGCCCTCGAACACAAACCACTCCAACTCGTGCACGTCGTTCTCGATGGCATACGACACGGCGCGATGTGCCTCCAGAATGTGCCAAGGGTTGCTCCATGAATTGATGACGTTGGCAGCGTACTCATTTCCCTCTGTGTGACCCGTCAGGAAACGGACGTTGTCACCCATCGAGTAATACTTCCATGCGCCGTTCTTATCCATCACGCGCAGTCCGTTCTTCGCACCGCTGCCTGCCTGCTCCCAGTCGCCTGCGGCGGTGGCGGGGTCGTTGGATGAGAAGCCGCTACCCATGAGGTTAGCATTGTGCGCATCGAACGTGCCACCCTCGGCGAGTATCAGCGACATCAGACGGTTGCAACCCTCTGCCGTCTGGTTCATCCAGGGCACGGTCTTCGTCGGGTCAGCATTCATGTTCATGGCACGCTGCTCACCCGTAGGCAGGTCGATGTCGGTAGAGTGCAAACCACCTGCACCGCCCAGCAGCGTCTCGTTGGCATCGTAGGTTTCAACGATGTCGCCCGTCTCTGGGTCAACAGAATAGACGTACTTGCCGGCCACGCCAACAGGTGCACTATATGAGCCGTTCCACGCGGGGTTATACACCGAGTGCATACGCACCACATTGTCGGTGTCCGTATGGCTCACGCAGTAGTCAGGACTCCAACCGAACTTCTCCATGTGCTCCGCCTCGATGCCCTGCCAGGTGAACGGTGTGCGCGACATCAGGAACACATCGTACTCAGTACCCTCGATGGTGTGCTTGCCGTTGATGCTGTAGAAGTCCTCGATGTTCACGATCAGCACGTCTCCCTCCGAGCCGTCTATCTTGTGAGGTGTGCCGTAAATGTCGAGCCACATCGGAGTGTCTTCGATAGTACGAGCCCCGAACTTCTGAAGCACATGAAGCACCTTGCCCTCCGTGCCACTGCCCGTCAGCGGCGTGCCCACCAGACAGGGATAGAACAGCGAGAACACCGATTCGCGTCCGAAGCCGCCCTGCTCGTTGTACTTGTACGACTTGTAAGAGAGTGCCGGAGAAGACGAACCAGCTACACGCACATAGCCCTCGGCAACCGTCTCGATGTCGGCAACAACGTCCTTCAAGTTTGCAATGTCAACCGTGTTCGTAGCCACCTGTGCGCTGACGGCCTGACCGTCCGGCAACTGCTGAATGGCTGCCTCCAAGTCCGCCAACCGCTGTGCGGCTGCTTCTGCTGATTCGGCAGCACTCTCAGCGTTCTGTGCGGCTGATTCTGCTGCTGCCTCTGCCGCCGTAATGCCTTGGTTCACCTTCGCATCCACCTGGTCTTTGGTGTACGTGTTCCCCTTGTCGGCCTTTGAATCCAAAGCCTCTTGCAACTCAGGGTTAGTGGGCAGAGCCTGCCCCTTGTCGAGGATGTCCTGCACCTCCTGACCTGTTTGGGTCAAGTCATAAACTTCTTGATCAATCATAATCGTTTCTTTTTATTTGGTTATACATTATTGTTGTCTTCACTTGAATACGTGCCTTTGCGGAATCTCATTACCAGTGCGTCGTAGCCGTAGTCAATGAGGTACATGTTCTGTTGGGAGATAGGGCCGCGATGCTGATAGTAGGCCTCCACGAGCAACAGGCACGCACTCACGATGTCGTCCGGCACCAGCGTAGGGTCTTGGTCGTTCATCGCCTTCAGTTCGTCCTCCGTGCGCTGAAGGTAGCCCAGCGTGAAGTTCTCAGCCGTGGCACCGTAGCGCGTCAGCAACTTGTCCTGCGAGGTGTCGTCCTGCTCAATGCGCAACTGGCCCTTGATGTCCTCCAAGGTCAACCAGCGCATGGTATAGGTTCTTTCTGCCATTACTCATCTCCTTCCCCGGCAACCTCGCCGTCGTTAGGTTGTGGTTGTGGCTCTGTGGGCTGTGTGGTGGGTCTGCCGCCAATCTGCGCCTCTTCGCCCTTCGCCATGAGTGCTTTGAGCGTCATGAGGTTGGCACTTGCCAGAGGCTCGTCGCCGTTCTCCACAGCAGGACGGTCGTACTTGGCGCGGATGTCGTTCACCGTAGC